ATTTTTAGTCACAGTGTAAAACGCCTGATTGGTGATTGTGTTGCTGGGATACTGTTTGTATGCGTAGAAAGTTTGGCCCACTGAGTATTGACTCAATGCCAACAATATAGATGACTGATTTGGATAGTTGGTGTTGACCACACCAGAATTGACCAACAGGTATCTTTCTAGATTGTCAAAATCCACAGTCTGTTGGAAAAATACCAATTTTTTATTGGGACTCACAGCCGGATTAACTAGATCATTAAAGAAGTCTGGATTGATTGGCACAGTGCTGCCCGGAAATGAAGAAAAAGAAACTTCGACCTGGAAGTCGTCGGTGAGTCCATCTGTCAAGATCGGCTGACTGATAATGTTCATCAGTGTGTCATCAGGCATGGGATAATTTGAATCTGGTTCGGTATTGATCTTGAGCACATTTATGTAGTCTCGTATCACGGTGCCGGAACGACTGTCATAGATAGGATCAGTTGAATAAAAGAAAAATCTTGTCTGTGCCACACTACCAAAGAAATATTCTAACGATCTTGATATCACGGTGTAGTTGTTGCCATTGGTGGTACACTGTATCATCCAGCTGGCATCGCTGTTGGTTCCGGCAGTGCTTTGTGCGTTGGCCAAACTAAACTGAGCATTGGTGGCCAAGTTGTTGGCCGTGATCAGATACCAGGTGGCAGTGAGATTGTTGTAGCCCAGTCCAAAATTCTGTTTGAGATAGATCTGATTCACTATGTTCTGTTTCAGTGTAGTAGGTAAATCTGTGACCAGATTGGGTATGACCAGATTGGCTATGGCACCAGTTGGCACATAGGTATTCAACACCACGGGACCAACCCCGGTAGGCAAATTGCCCAGTCCCTGACCAGTACCGCCGAGATAGACCGCAGTAGGGCTAGCCCAGATCGACATTTTTTCACTGGGCTGTGTGGCGCTTCCGGGCTGTAGATTGTTTTCCGCATCAAAATAGTATCCGGCCGGTGCTACAAACTGTATCAAACTGCCCACCGTGATGTATTTGGCATTGTTGCTGGCGTAGGAGCCTACCGGCACAGCGTTGCCCGAACTGTTTTGGAAATAGCCGGTGCTTTCGTTGACCATGAACGTGCTTTGATGCCAGGTGTAGTTTAACGAATAAAGATTGGGTCTTGGAAAATTGGCATAATAGAACTGTTCAAAACCGGCTGTGGCCAACAAAGGATTTATACGATTGTAGACCACATCGCTGATGTCGTTGACACTGAGCCACGAAAACAAAAAGGCTGGGCTGATGTTGCTTTCATACAAGGCACCATCGCTGGCAAAAATATTGGTGCTGGAGTATTTGCCTGTGCCATCGACCAAGTCAAGATATCTGCTGGTACCGATGCTGGCTCTGTTGACCGCGGTGCTTTTTAAAATGCTGTTGTATTGCGTGAACGGAAAATTGGTATAGTCTTCGCCATTGACCATTCTGTTCTGTGTGTAATACTGTGCTGGTGCACGCTGTTTGATATCCAACAGTGTTTCGCGTGCCTGTGCGTTGGTAACCGGCTGTGTGATACCACAGGTAAAAGTCAAGGTTTCGATCTGACCGGTGCGGCTCACATAACTGATTGGAATCTGTATGTTTTGCATTTCTTGCGGATTGATCACGTACTGCAATCCGTTGCTGGCTCTCACATAGGTCCTAAACGTGCCCACCGGAATGGTACTGAATATGCCGTCACCAAAATTCAGAGTGATTTGATCGTTGTTTCTGCTGGCAATGCTGTAGATGTTCTGTGTGCCCGGAGTCAGTTGCAAAGCTGCGGCCGCATACACACTGGGCACTGGCAACCAGAAAAATGTTACATTCCCCAAGTTGTCCAGCTGATACAACCATACGTCGGTGTTGTTGATGCCATCAATGTTGATATCCACAGCACGATTGCTGATGCGTTCTTGCAGATTAAAGTCTTGGCTTTGCAGTGTGCCCTGTTTGAAGTAAAAGAAAAATCCAGTATTGTAGCTGGCAAATCCCAATTGATCGTTGCGGAACAAGATGTTGAATCGGCCGTCGGGCAAGGGAGCCGGTTCGTAGATGTAGTTTTCGCCGGCACTGGTAGCATTGACCACTTCAAATGGCATACTGATACCGTCCACGACGGCCGTGAAAGGAACCACTGGCAGATAGCCCGGAACCAAATTGATCGTGTACTCCTGTGTATTTACTCCCAGGATAGTTTGTACCGCTCCCGGACGACCAAATCGCTGTGTGTTCAACAGGCTGGCATTCAATATGGTAGTGAACTGTTCTTGCCAGTCTAGATTGGTAGGGTCGGCCCAGTTGACCGTGATGTTTTGTAGATTGATACCGTTGTAGTCAGTAAGATTTTCTGTGGTGCTGATGCTGAATACCTTGAGATAGCCATTGGCTTCGGTGTTGCGCAACGGAGTATAGCTGACCAGATTGGCCAACTTGATCACGCTGTCCCTGCGTTCAGCGGTATCCATGAAATTTTCTCTGGTGTTCAAATCTGTGCGGAACGCCAGGCTTTGCCCCATGAACGCCATGACATCCAGCAAGGCGATAAATTCTGAACTTTCAATATAGTCATTGAAAGTTTCTGGATAGTAGAGACGCAGATAGTCTACAAAACTTTTGCGCAGTGTTTCAAAATCATAGCTTTGGAAATCGGCTTCGGCGTAGGTCTGGAAGATCCTTTTCCAATCTTCAACGCCAAATATTACGGTTTGTCTTGTGGTTGTGGCCATATTTGTTCCAGTGTCTTGTATTTATGGAAAGTATAAACTGGGTAGATTATACGTAGGTGGCCACACGCTGGGTCTGATCGAAAAATATGCTCAGTTGCTGTGCAGTGGTAGTGGGTACCACTGTTATCAGCAGTTGTACCAGCAAACCATTCTGTTGGGGAAATACTTGTAGATCGTTGATATAGATGCGAGGATCTTGTCCGGCCACACGCTGTATTTCGTCGTAGACCGATTGCAAAGTGTCCTGTGTTTGATTTTCAAACACTGCATTCCATAGGCTGGTTCCGTACCAGGGCAGACCTACCAATTCACCTTGTCTGATATTGAACGCATTGAGCAGATCGCGTTTGATCAGCTCAAAATCTATCAGGGTAAAGTACTTGTTTTGATTGATTGTGTTGAATCCGATAAAAGTTGACATAGTGTATTTACTCTCTTAGGCCAGACGGTTGACAGAGTTAATGGCATTGGTCACATTGGTTATAATTCCACCCGGTGACCCAGCATTGGCTATGTTGGTCACACTGTTGGTCACATTCTGTACCTGGCTCAGTAGTGCTCCGCCCTGGCTCTTGATGTTCTGCAATATGTTTGCAGCCGCTGTTATGTCTGCGCTGGCATTGAGACTGATACTGTTTATAGATGGAAAATCAAATAGGGGAGTAGGCACTTTGGTGCTACCGATGATCTTGGTCATGGCCACATCTAGCGTGGCGCGATTCACGGTGTTGCTGTAACCGGCGGCTACCTTGGTACCCGATACCAGATCATCTCCACCGCCGCCAAATAGTCCGCCGATGGCACCCAGCCCGCCTAGATCACCAAGGCTGGCCAAACTGCTTAGATCACCAAGGCTGCCTAGACTGCCGGTCAAGTCACCAAGACTACCAAGACTGCTGGTTAAATCACCTATGCTACCTAGGCTGCCGGTTAAATTGGTCAGACTGCCCAGGCTACCAGATAAATCTCCAAGACTGCTTAAACTACTGGTTATACTGCCCACGCCACCAAAATTAGTTAAGCTACTGAGACTGCCCAGACTACCAGTTAGTCCACTGAGTCCGCTTATTCCTCCCAGGTTGCTGAGAGAACTGGTCAGCCCGCTTAGATCTCCAAGACTTCCTAGATTGGCCACACTGCCAAGATCAAAATTACCCAAGTTACTAATGGCAGACAAAGGGTCACTAAATGCAGCGGCAAACTGACCAGCTTTGCCTGTGATGTCAAGATTGCTGGTCAAGCTGGTTAAATTACTGCCCAAGTCACCGGCCAGACTGTTAAGGCTTCCTGATAGATCGCCCAATGTTCCTGATGCTAGACTGCTCAACGAACCGGTTAGATCGCCCAGCGTGCCAGACGCCAACGTGGTCAATCCACCGGTAAGAGTAGAAATTGATCCCGAACTCAGTTGACTCCAGGCCGCAGTGGCTGCTGTACCAAATCTTCCGGCATTGGTAACAAGTGCGCTCACATCTCCTATTGCGGTATTGGCCAAATTGCTGGCGATACCGCTGATATTGTTTAGACTTGATAGGCCGTTGTTTAAAGTGTTGATTGCACCCGATGTGATAGTGGAAACATTGGTCAACGGGGTAGATAGTAAACCGGCCAACGGAGTGCCTGCCAACGCCGACGACACTGACTCGGGCACTGACAGGCTGGCACCAGTTGCTGCACTCAAACTCGACAGTGTCTGTAGCCCGCTTTGTGTGAACACCTGTCCCACGCTGGCCGTGATAGCCGATGTGGTGGCTGGGTTAATAATCCCAGCCGATACCAATCCGTCGTAACCATTTTTTAACAGGGCGGTTTGTGCATTGGTTTGTAAATTAGGATCGGACAAAAAATCAACAGCCGAATTTACTCCTTTGAATCCTGTCCATATGCCCGGAGAACTTAATACACTTGTCAACGGTGCTGGATCAAATATAAAACGTTGCCAGGTACCAGGTTTGACATAGCCGGCCTGTTCCAGTTGGGTACAACTTAATCCATACTGTCCAACACCTTTGTCGTCGCTCATTTGATCACTGGGTTGATTGACCAAGTTAGCGATCTGGGCCAAGATACCCTGTACCTGAGAACTGTTTAACGGACCAATGGCGTTGGGTGCCAACTCTCCAGGATTGATGTTGACCAAATCGCCTTGTCCAATAGGCCGGACCAATGGCGTGTTAACCAGTGCCGGTACTCCAGTTGACGTGGGTATATTATTAATGATAGATAAAATAGCCTGTGTGTCAACTCCAGCAGTGCCTCGGTCCAGCCTATTCAGGCCAAATTTTGTAACAGCAGTTGCGGTACTGGTCAAGGTCTGACCAGGACTGTAGCCTACCAGGGCTCCGGCAGCCACCTGACTGTAAAATATCAGGTCGGCTTGCAGTTGCGTGGTCCCTTCAGGAGCAGTCATCCTAAATGTTGATCCAGAAGGCAGTGTGTAGGTGAATACGCTCATGATGTTTTTGTGATAGACACTCCGGCTGGTAGTTCAGGTGCATCCAGGGGCGGGCTTGGTTGTCCGGCTTGCCCAACAGAGGTCACATTGTCTACACCTTGATTGTGATAGGGATAAGGTTCATGGGTGGGTGCCCGGGTACAACAACTTTCAGTTCCTGTTGGGCTGACTTGCCATCCGGTACTGGGGTTGAAT